TGTTGTTTAACGAGTGTGGATAGTTTTTTTTTATTTGTTCTTTTTTTGTCCATTACCTAGCACCTAATAACTGCTGGTAGTTGTGTAAGTTGTTCCTGCTTGTGAACTACCACTTTCTATCTCATCTACTGAACCAGTAATTGTTGAATTAATTGTATCAATAGATAACACCTGATTTCTTACAGGCACAATATCATTTGAATCTGGTTTAGCAAATATTCTTACTTTAGTGCTAGCTGCACCATCAACATTTGATATACTTGTTATATGAGCAGAAGTTAAAATTATTTCTCCAGTCGTATAGTCAATAGTACCGTAAGTAGAACTTGTATATAATCTTGTTGTGCCACTTAAATAATATACTCTTACATTACCTGCACCGTCATCATCTAAAAAATGTTCGTTAGTTGAGCTGTCATCATTAATTTTAAATCCTGTTGAAGAAACAATACCACCAGCTGTTTTATTGTGTTCACTATGTGGATTGTAAAATGCATTGTTAAATGATAAAGTATATTTTAATGCTGAATTTAAAGTTGGTGTAATATATTTGTATAACCTAATTGTTGTAATGTTTGATAAAATAGATGTATCCGTACTATCAATTGTTTTTCCAACTGCTGAATATCTAAACATACCTGTAAAATCCTCCAGTGTAGCTGTATTGTAGCTTGTAATACTATTCAATACATTTGTTTGAAGTGTTGATACATCTTTAGTTGTTAAACTAGAATCGTATTTGAAAGTTGTAATTAAAGTAATGTAAGTAGTTTCAGGATCAATAATTACAGGTGTTACCGAAGCAACAGCATATGATTTAAGACTTGCTACAATACTATTTTTTGTTACTTCTGTTAAATTGGATCCTGATTTTGCTTTAATTGAAACATAAACTTTACCATAATCAGGAATAGCAGCGTCTTCACCACCATAAACTTGAACTGATTGAGCATTTGCATATAAACTTTTAACAATAACTTTATAATCATCTGCTGTAACTGCTCTATCTTGTGATGAGTAATCTCTTGGTGCATTATACTTAATTGAATTAATTGTTTCAGGAGCATCACCGCCGTTAGCATTATTAATTGTTGTGATAGTCACATTTGAAAATCCACCAACATTTCCTGATAATGTAAATGTAGTAGCACCATTTGGTTCATCTCGGTTACAAGTTATATAATCTAGTATAACAATATTACCATCAGCAATTGCTTTTCCTAAAACACTATCACCAAAGTAAACTTCAAATCTTCCATTTTCAATTTCTTGTAAAAAATAAACTTTTGATGTATTGTCTAATCCTGTAATACCACCTGCTAATGTATAAGTGTTTGTTGTAGAGTCCGAAGAAGATTCTTGAACTTTTACAGTAAGAGTTGTTGTGTCAACATTATCATTTGGTATAATAAATCTTTGATCCGTATCGGATGTGTTTGCTGTGTACTTATAGTTTAGATATGTACCTTCATAAACCACTAAATTAGAAAATTTGTAAACACCATCTACTGGTGAAATACTTATATCAGCATTATTTACAAAAGAATAACTTGTATCATCAACCGTAGTTGTAAATTTTGTTCCTCTTGACATTGTAATGGATGCTCCTGTTGCATTATTAACAAGTACATCAATTTTTGCTTGTGAAGATACAGCACTTCTTGGAGTATAACCAACTTGTTTTGCTAATGATACTACACTTGCTCTTTGATCGGCGCTGTCAAGATACATTTCGTTTGCTAACATATTGGCATTGTATCCAATATAGTGTGTGTTGTAGGCAAGAACATCTAACAAGATATTCATTCCAGAACCTTCAAAATCGTAATCAGTAAACTCATCTTGTTGTGATAAGAAAGTTTTTAGGTTATCTTTGATACCGTCAAAGTCTAATTGTGATATTTCTAATTTTGTTGCCATATTATCTTAATCTTTCTAAAAATGATTCTACTACTATTCTATCAGGAGAATTTTGCACATAAAAAGATATTGAAGCCGCATATGCGTTTCTATCAAATTGTGGCATAGTAGATATCTGTACTAGTTTAGCTCTTGGTTCAAAATTTCTAATTAATAAATCTATCTCTTTGCTAATTGCATGACTCATTTGAGGAGATATATTTTCAAACAACATACCTCTTAAATTAGAACCAATCTCTGGATGGAAAGGTTTTTCATAATGATTTAAGTTAATGAGATTTCGTACACTTCTCTTTACTGACTCAACATCCAACATTTTTTGAATATCTTTAGTAGCAGAATTTTGTTGAAAATCTAAATTCAAATCTTTATAGATTCTTGCACTTCTTTTACTTTGATTTGTTAGTGTACCTGCGTCATAACTTGCCATATTTCTCTCCTAATACTATTTATACTATATTCCTAACCTCCTGCAAATACAGTTCCACTACCAGATGTTAAAGCACCTGCGTCTGTACTATCACCAATACGAGAACATTTTAAACCTACAACATAAACAGTTGCACTACCAACATTAACACTAGCAACATGAGGCGCACAAGGTGGTGATGGTGGAAATGCATGAGAAACAGTTTTGTCAGATTTTCTAGCAATCAAAATACTATTTGCATAAACAGTTGATTGAGTTGGAGTAGTTAAAGTTGATGTTGAGGCACAAATATGGCCTGTGGTTAAACTATCACCTTTTCTGCTTATTTTTGGCATTATTTATTTTTTCTTTTAAAACGTATTTTTTACCTTTTATAGTATAAACTTTTTTTTTGGGTTTTTTATCAAAAAATATATCATATTGTTTGCATACCCAATCAATTACCTTTTTAAAATAATTCATTGAAGTTGCCCTCCTACAATTGTTTTATTTTTTTTTTCTTTTTCTTCTTAATGGTGGTTTAGTCGCTTTAAATTCGTTGTATGCACCTTTAGTTTTTGTCATTCCATCTGGTGTTGGAACTTTATCTTCATCAATCAATTTTTGTCTATTGATTAAATGTTGTGCTTGAACATTATCTTTTTTTCCGCCATCATAAGCAACAGCGTGTCCTTCATTCATCAATACATCAGCTACAACTTCACCGTTTATAGTTTTGAAATTACCAATAATACGGCCAAATTTGCCTTTCATGTTTTCACCATTTTTTGTTATTTGAGATATTAAAGTAGCTTCATCTCCTAATAGCGAATTTACTCTATCTTTTGCAGCTTGACCAAAAACTTTTTCAACAGCGTCAGATGTTCTTGATTCTGGAGTGTCAATACCAGCAAGTCTTACTCTTTCATTTCTTAACCAAACACCAAAACCTAAATCCAAGTCAATATCAACGGTATCACCGTCTACCACTTTTAAAATTTTGCATTTATACTCGTACATTTTGTTTCCTTTGATAACTAATAAATTTAATAATAACTATTTATAATTGCTTGACGGAATACTAAAAAAATGATATAATTATACTTATGAGTGCCTATCTAGCGGGAAGCACTCTGGACGCACGGTCTGGTTGGCGCCGCCAGACCGCTGTTTTCCTAAAAAAAGAACAAAATGAGAACATTTTCCATTTTTTTCCATTTTTTCCATTTTTTTCTTGACTTTTCTTGGAAAAGCTGATAGCGTAGCAGTATATTATGAAAAAAATCAATAAAATAAGTAATTTTTGGGGTGCGACAGATTGCGCTATAGACAAATCTTAAAAAGTATGATATTATTATTGTATATTATGAAGAAAAACACAAAAAAAGAAAAGGAGACTACATTATGGGTAAAGTAAAACAATGGGCAATGGATAATGCCGAAAAAAATGTTGATATAGTTGTTAATGACTATATTAATAATAAAATTAACCTTGAAACTGCTAAAAATAAAGTTTTAAAAGTTGAAAATGTTAATATGACTGGAATTGACGAATTAAATGTTGATGAAGTCCTTGAAGATTCATGGAATAAACAAAATCTTGGTTCTAAAGAAGAATCAAATCTTGATATTCTTTTAAATTTAGAAGAAGAAAGTAAAAGAGGTAAATAATGAGTACAGTACAAACAGATGTATATGTTAATAAAGAAGATTTAGGTAAAAATCTTTATAGAAAGAAAACTTACTATAATCTTGTAGTTGAACAAGATGTTTTGGCAAAAAACAAAGATGAA